AACACTGGGTAGTGTTCCCTAAGACATTCCAGCTTCTACGTTCAGTCTCTAGACCCACTCTATATCTTTATGAGGTTCAGCTAGTCTGTTTACGTAGAGCAGACCAACCTGCACCTACTTATACTGACTCAACTCCAGTAGAGCCAAAGATAAGAAAGGTTACTGAGGAGTCAACTAAGAAGGATGAAAAGAAGAAAGAGAAGGATGAAGCTACAGCAGTACCTCCAGCTACTCCTGGTACTACACTAGGTGGGGGTATTGGTAAGTTACTACCTAAGAATAAGATACCAACTAAAGGTGGTGTTGGTGGAGGAGCAAGCACTAGTTCAGGTGGGATATACAAGGACAGCTTAGGAGACAAATATGACTCGTTTGGAGGTGGTAGATAATGGAGGAATTATACCCAACAGTCTCAGACGAGATGCTAAGAGAGTATCTTAATAGAGACATTATAGATGATGTGTATGATGCAATGTTTAACTTTAGTGCTATACTGGGGGATAAAAACGGTTGGTTGACTAAGCCTACAGCTATCTTAGCCACCAAGGGTCTAGTCATTGATGCTAGGGGTAGGGTTGAGGTCAACCCTGTCTTTGATACTAACGACTTATATTCAGATGTCATTAAAGATGAGCCTTTTGACCCTGAGGTATCTTATCAAGCATACCAGACATATCTAAAGATTAAAGAATCAGATGAGAACATAGTGCTACCTATTTACACCGATGACACTAAACTGGTTACAAGCCCACTACTAAAGTACAGTGATGGTTCTTCTAAGACAGATGCTATTATGGCTAGAGCTTTATATGTGGAACTCTACCATGTTTACTTGGAGCTTCTTCACTTTATAGAGCCTAGCCAATTTTTGGTTACTAGGTCTGATTTACAGAGAATGGATGCCAATATACGCTGGTTATGCTCTAGGGTGGAAGGTCTTACTACAACACACTACGATTTAGTAGAGGTTCTAAGAGACTTACAGATAAACTTGACTTTCATACGTAACCTAGACAAGCTATTTGAGCAAACAAAGTCTGTAGAGATGGAGTTACTCACAGGTGTCAAAAACATGGAGTACAAACAGTACACTGTAGTTGCAGGGGATTCTTTACCAATGATAGCTCAACGTTTACTAGAAGATGCTAGTAGATGGATTGAGATTGCTACACTGAATGACTTAGAGTACCCCTACATCTCAACACTGGAAGAGAGCCTAAAGAATACAGTAGTACCAGGGGATGTAATATCAGTTCCTATACTGAACAGCCTTGGGGTATCTAACATTGGTAGTGACACTAAACCTTCCTTTGGTAATGATTTACTACTAACAAGTGATAGAGGTAACCTTTCATTTGGTTGGGGTGGAGATTTCAGAGCAGACTCCTATGGAGACTTAGTGTTAGCCTTGAATGAAGACTCTTTAGCCCAAGACCTTATGCACCGTCTAATGACTCCATTTGGTTCACTCCCATATCATCCTGAATATGGAAGCTGGTTCTTAGATGTTATTGGTAGCAAGAACGATACACACATGGCAGACAAAGCGGTCATTGAATTACTAAGAACATTCAGGTCAGACCCAAGGGTACAAGACGTTATAAACGTTGAGGTAAGGTCTGAGAAGGACGTAATAAGAATTGAGTGTGATATTGTAACCCAATCCGCAATAATTAGGTTAAGGGAAGTAATATAGGAGGTGTACTAAATGGGATTCAAAATGAGGGGCTTTAGAACAATACTTGGAGAAATGGCTACATGGATTATGACCAACAGTAAGTCTGTAACTAATTTCTATCCAGGGTCGGTAATACGTAGTATATTGGAAGCTATATCTATTCAGATAGAAGCTTTGTATTTCCAAGCCCGTAAGGGCTTTCTTTCTGCTATTGAAGAGTCTATTTTCAATAGCTTTGACTTTCAGCGTTCTCCTGCTACAAAAGCTACTGGTGAGGTAGTGGTGACGTTCAGAATGCCTTTAGACCAACGAGTATTATTTGAGCAAGGCTTTGAATTTAATACTGTCCCTGTAAATGGGGAGACACTATTCTTCAGAGCAGTTCAAGATACTTATGTTGATAGAGGGTCTACACAAGTAACTATCAAGGTAGAGTCAGTTTCCTCAGGTATTGTAGGTAACGTTCCTGCATATGCTATTCGTAGAGCTGTTCTTACAAGAGGTTACATCTTGGACATCTTTAACCCTGCTAAACTATTTAACGGTTTACCAGAAGAGACTACAGACCAGCGTAAAAAGAGATTCACTGACTTTGTTAACTCCTTAGGTAGGGCTACTGTAGAATCCATCAAGTATGGTGTACTACAGATTCCTGAAATTAAGGGTGTGTACGTCAGAGAAGACACAGGTATACTAACTGTATATGCTCATGACGTGAATGGTGAACTTCCTGATGAGCTTAAAGCAAGAGTAGAAGGAGCACTGTATCAGTATAAGTCAGGGGGTATCAAGGCATTAGTTTCTCCAGTAAAGGAGAAAGTAGTGGATTTAGATATGACTGTTACGGTTGAGGGCACCTACAATAAGGAGCTATACCGACAAATAGTACAGAGTTCGGTGGAATCTTACCTAGCATATTACACTGTATCTAAAAACCTAGTTAGAGCTGACCTAATCAGATTTGTGATGAACATAGATGACAGTGCTATTTTAAATGTTAGCATAAGCTTATCCAACGATGTTACTGTTGGAGCAAATGAACTAATAAGACCAGGTACAGTTGTAGTAACTGTACAGTAAGGGGTGAACTTGATGGGACTCTTACAAAAGTTACACGGTATATTTAGACGTAGCTCAGAGGGAGACTTGAAGGTTATTACCACCGCTATAGATAAGATACTAACTCAGACTGATACAGACCTACAACTGTTAGAAATGGAGTATAGTATAACTACTTCTACAGGGGAGTGGCTTGACGAATGGGGTACATGGTTTGGTTTACGTAGAGAAACTAACGAGGAAGATGATAGTTTCAGAGCTAGAATCAAGCTAGTGTTACTAAAAACAAAAGCAACTATACCTGCCATTGTAGCAGAGGTAAAAAGAGTTATGGGGGCAGACACCTACGTTAAGGTGTTTGAACCCTATAACAATGTAAAGCTACTGAGTGTGTCAACCCTAAGTGGTAAAGACCGATTCCAAGATGGAGACTATTGGCGTATGGCAGTTATAGACGTCATAATAAACAAACCTGTTACGCAGGAAGTAATACAAGCTGTGGAGAAGATAAGAGGAGCTGGTATTAAGGTTATGTTTACCTATAACGCTTCTCCTGACATTGTGTATATGTCTGATATGACTGACCCCATTGCTAGTAGCTCAACTGTTACTGCTTCTAAAGGGATAGCCACAGATGACTACAGTGATATAGGTCTATCAGGACGTACTGCCGAAGCTAGCTTATCAGGCTCCCAAAACATTTGGTCTAGTACTAAGAGTATATAGGAGGTATCTGAGATGCCAATTAAACATGAACATTATCGTACTGCTAGGGCTTTGGACTTCTATAAAAAGACTAGCATTTATTTTGGTCTTGCAAAGACTACTGCATGGAAGGCTTCTGATTATCCAGACCCATCTATGGTTCCTGCTGACCCTGAGAAGAAAGCACCTATACCTAGAAACACAGATACTTTCACTTCTGAGGTGATAGGGTATAGAAAGGCTGATAAGGTGTATTTAGTGGTTCCTTACGATGGAATAGCTGTGCTTCCTTCAGGCACTATTGTAATTGAGTATGCAGATACTAAGTGGAGAGTGGTTGGTGAATCAGATGCTAAGACAGAAAAGGTCAAGCACGTTTACGTTGAGACAACGGTCTTGCCTACAGATTTTCCGGTAACAACTTATAGGAAAGTTGGAGTCTTTTCAGGTCTTACAAGGAAAACAGGGGTGGATGCAGGAAAGTTTAATTTGCTACCATCTGAGGTACAAGACCAAGGATTCATTGAGATTTTAGATTATAGACCATTTAGTAATCTTAATGGTAATAAGGAAATTCTGAGTTTCATAACTCAGTTTTAAGGAGGAGTTTACATGGCTGGAGAAGATATTAGAAAGGCTTCACCCTATAATGATGATTATGATCCAAGTAAACAGTTTACTCACTTTGTAGCTGTACCTGGGCGTGTACACCAAGCTAGGGAAGAAACTAGTATCCAATCAATGATTTTTGACTACTTAAAACGTATTTCAGATACATTGTTTAAAGATGGTGCCATTACACAAGGAATGGGCTTCTCTCTAAGTGATGCTAAGGTTTTAACGGTTGAAGATGGTAGAGTATACCTAAATGGTAAACTTCACTATTTCAAGAAGCAAAACCTACAGATTACAGGTATCGGAGTAGAGAAAATCGGTGTTGTGCTAGATGAGTTTATCGTAACTGAGGAGCAAGACCCTACCTTAAATGACCCTGCTGAGAATATGGCAAACTACGGTCAAGCAGGCATGCACCGCTTAAAGTCAGTCCCTAAGCTTACTCTAAACAATTCTAGTGCGGCTACTATCTATGAGCTGGAAGATGGACAGCTTAAAGTTGAGGTATCAAGACCTAACTTTGATGGACTTTCAGACACTCTAGCTAAACGTACGTATGACGAGTCAGGTAACTATCGTGTAAGAGGACTAGAAATTACAGCAGAACCTTATGATGCAAACAACGTACAACTTACTGTTGAGGTTGGTACAGCATACATTAAAGGTTACCAAGTGATTAAACCCTCACCAATCAAGAAGGTGTTACCAATCTCTAAGACTACTCGTTCAGCTACTAATGAGCCTAAAGTCTTTAAAACAGGTACTCTTGATTATGAAATCAATAACTATCCAGTTAAAGCTATTAACAAAGTAGTATCTCAAGTAAGTGTTACAGAAACACTAACAAGGGGAGCTACCGCTAATGGCATTGATTATCCTACTAAGACTCCATTAGTAACAATTGATAGTATCACTGCTGGGGGCACTACCTATATTAAAGGTACTGACTTCAAACAGACTGGTGATTCTATAGACTGGAGTTTAGCAGGTAAGGAACCTGCATCCGGTACTTCTTATACTATCACTTATAAGTATAACAAGACTATGGCTAAAGATGTTGACTATCAGCTATTCTCTATTACAGGGGCATGGGGAGAAACTAAAGACTATGTACGCTTTAAGTCTGGAGGAGACAGACCAGTAGCAGATTCTACTTTCACAGTAGATTATGAGTTCTTCCTTGGTCGTATTGACTTGGTATGGTTAGACAGACTTGGGAATGTAGGTTTTGAGCAAGGACAGCCTGACGTACCACGTTCAGTACAGCCACCATTCTTACAAAACCCTGATGTACTTCCTTTAGGAAGTGTGTATTTCCCTCCTAACAGTGGTGGTGCAGTAGCTAAGTTTAACTCTGTCACTAGGCTTGAGATGTCAGAGCTACAACGATTAGCACAACGTGTAACGGATGTAGAATATAACCAAGCTATTACAGAACTAGATAGACAAGCTATAGCAGGTGAGTCAGCTTCTACCCTTAAAGGTGTATTCTCTGACAGCTTCCGTAGCCCAAGTAAAGGTGACCTAGCTCATCCTTTATTCACTGTAATGTACTCTTTGGAAGATGGTTTAATTATGCTACCTCCTAATAGCACAAATGCTTCAAAGCCTACTATCAATACAGGTGCTTCAAGTGCTAAGGTATGGGGTCGTTTAATCACTGCTCCTATGACAGAAGTAGTTTCCATCAATCAATTTTATGCTACTCGTTCCATGCAGGTTAACCCTTACTTAGCTTTCAATACTCTAGCTAGTATGAAGCTAACTCCTGAGGTAGACAACTGGATTAACGATGAGTATATCAAAGTACAGAACGTAGAGTTCCAAGCTAGAAAGTTCTGGGGCTGGTGGGGACATAAGGCAGATAAGTGGAGATATGACGCTAACGCTGACT